TCTTTCAACTAATTGTTTTAATGCTTCAATTCTGTTAATAAACATGCCTTGACGCGGTCTAAATTCAATACCGTATCTATTTTTAAAAGGCAACTTTAGATCTGGTACAAGTCTGCCAGCATCATCTTTTCCAATTAGACTATGGAACCACTTGTTTTCAATTGCAGATGGAATAACAGTGTTTTTGTTTAAACTTAATAACTTCCATTGACTATGGAAGTTAGTTCTGTTATCAGTAATCCAATACTGAACATTTAACGCAACATTGTTATCTTCAAGATACTTGTCAACGTTCACTAAACTTAGACAATTAGCACTGTTAAAAACAACGCAAGGATATCCATAAGAAATCGGATCTGCTATTAGCCTAGATACATTAGATGCGCTAACAGTTCTACCTTCTACATTAGGTACAGTTTTTTTATTTTTTACCCAATAGTAATATGTGCTTTTTACTTTTTGACTAATATTATCAAAATAAGTTTTTACACTATAGACGTTATTTCCGTACCTTGGTGCTCCGCTAATGCCTCTAGTAAATCCTTCTTCTGTGTCTGAAAGTGCAGACCATGCTGTTGGCAACAAATCAGTTTCAACCCATTCATAAATGTCAATGCTAGCAGTATCATACAGTTTATTCCAATTAGAAGATTTGTATAAAGAATCACCTGAGTGATTATCATAAAACCTTGCTCTTGATAGATCCCACCATAACATTCCGACATGTTCAGCAGTCCAATTTAAACCTTCATCAACATTGACTCCTGTTCCAGTTGAATAAATTGCAGGGTCATAATATGTTTTAAATTTTATTTCTTGATCTGCTGCACCTGGAAGTTTTCCTTGTTGTGTATCAACTACATCAAGATATGTAATTAACTCGTTTGTTTTTTTGTTGTAAAGATATGCCTTCTTAATTTTAGAAACATCAATGTCTAATGATTGTTCTGCTGTTTTAATCCAAGACGTTTTATTGTTTGGTTTAGTGTAAGAAATAACTTTTCCGGATTGAGCAATACCAGCATCAGGTCTATTAATTGCTGATATTAATATTGTGTTATTACCAACTGCAATATCGTATCCATACCTGTCAAACTTAGTTCCTTTGTTAAGTAAGGATTCTCCATATAAGAATTTTTCGTTGTATCTATCGTAGATATCAACTACAGATGCATCGGTATTTAAATCTTCAAAAGTACAACTGTCTTTATCAAACGTAGTTGTTGATTTATCAAATGTTGTTTGTTGAGAAGAATCTCTATTAAAAGAAAATATAGCTAGAGTTCGATCGTTGTTTATAAACTCTACTCTTGTGCCAAACTTTTCGTTAACTTCGCCTGCTCTAGTATTAATAATTTGTAAGAGCTGATATGCAGTTCCTATTCTCTTATAAACAATGACCGCTCCTACATCTACTTTATTTCTAACGTTGATTAAATCAGCGCCTACTGCAATGTATTGACCGTTATCAGATATAGAAATGCTCTTTCCAAAGTTTTCGTAATCTGATGCAGAAGGATTGTATACTATCTGTTGATCTAACACAAAAGGCAAGATTGATAGAGGATCATCTTTATAAACAAATACTTTGTTAAGCTTAGGGGCAGTTATTGCTAAGATAGCAGCAGTGCCATTAACTTGTGAAAGTGCAAGGTCAGTTCCAAACTCGTCAGCTAACTCTCCAGATCTCTCTGCATATAAAAACCAATCATTGTCGAGAGTAATCTCTTCACCTGTGCCATCAACAACATATTGATGTTTGTAAATGTAGACTGTTGCATTAGAAGAATCGTATACTGACAAGAAGTAAGTAGCTGCTGATCCTCCGTATAGATCTGCAACTTTGACAAAATCAAAGTTAGATCCAAATCCACTGTTGCCTTGATTAATTTCTAAAACTTTAGAATATTTTCTATTGGTTTCTCTCTTATATAGATAAAAGAATCCTGCTTCAGGTGCCGAAATAACAAGCCACTGACCGTCTTTTGAAAACTTAGTAACGTCTCCGAACGAATTAAAAGATGCAGAATTTTTTCTATAGAAGGAACCTGTTACTCTCCAAACAGGATTGGTATTGCTTTTTTCAAATATAGTAACAACTGCTTTTGAATTATCGCCAGGTGCAATTTCAGAAGTTACTGCACAAGTATTGCCGTCTGCTGTCATTGACAAAGCTTTGCCAAAAGTTAAGCCAGGTGCCGGTGTTGGATTTTGAATATCTGTTTTAGAATAAACTCTATTATTTTTAAATATTCCCCACAGACCATTTCCTGAACTGTCTACCCACACTGTTTCATTTGGTTTAATCTTATAATCTAAATTATCATTGACACTGTCTATATTATCAAATACAACTGATTTTAAATAGAATGATATTATAGGTTTAGTAGTCTTTGGTGCACCTTCAAAAAGTTGCACATCAATCAATGCATTTCTAATCTTAATAATTTTACAAAATGCAGAAATATTTGGAGCACTTTCTATTCTAAGATAAGTGCCAACTATTACATCAGGAATTTTATCGCAAACTAGTGTAGTAACTTTATCGTGTTGAATTTCAAGAATTTTAAAATTAGTCTTTGTAATTCTATAGACGTTCCAATCTGCTCCTTCAAACGCTGTTTGAATATATTTTCCTTCAATATATTTTAAAGCGTCTACGCTTGTCAACGAATCTAAATTGTCTACACTTATAAGGATATCTTCTTTTCTAACATTTCCTGGAGTTCTTAAAAATCTTTTAGGAGCAACAGTTGGCCATAGATCTGCTTTATAATCTATAGGTTTTATATAGATATCAGCTTCAGTTTGTCTATAAACAAAATCGTTAACTTTAGGATCAATCCTATCTACAAATTCGATAGGCTGAGGATTAATTTTAAATTGTTTTTCTTCTAAAACTATTTCAATTTCATTAAAACTGTCAACTGCTCCGTATTCTCCTACACGGAACGCCCATTCTTCGTCAAATACTAAACTTTCTTTATCAGCAGCACTTAGCACATCGAATAGTTTATTAAAAACATTTTGAGTTCCTTTTTCTGCAATCATGCCTTGATAAAACTTATACTGACTTACATCATTATTAATAATGTTTTCAAGGTACTGACGTTTTTGGTAACCAATTAAATGCTGTGCAACTTTTTGTTGTTCAACATCAAAATTATCAGTGTCTAAGTCATAAAAATCTGTAAACTGTTCTGCTTTATAGTCCCAGTTAGGTAGTAGTTTTGATTCTAGTTTATTTTCTAGTAAAAACCAATCAGCATAATCAAAAGTTTCTACTCCTGGTAGGAAAGATCTTGCACTGAAATAGAATTCTTTATATTTTACAATATCTCCTAGATTGTAATCAGTCCAAGGTTCCCAACTGTTAATTTTTAGTTGATCATAGATAAATCCAGGTGTTTCAAAACTTCCGCTCCATTGACTTGTTACGTAACCTAAAATTTTTAATTTATCTTGCCTATAGCCTGTTTCTTTATCGTAAATTGTATCATTAAACATTGTTGTGTTATCAAATACTACAACATGTTCTTTTTGTACAAGATGAAGAACTGCACAATAGATACCTGCAGATGTGCCGGCAGTAGGAGCAAGACTAAATTCTCCTTCAGATCTAAATACATCTATTAGTTCAGGTTCTAATTTTTTACCATCTAATTTAAAAATGTTATAATCGTAAAAAGAATCTATAACACTGTCAACAACTGCTATATTAGATTTAAACGTTAATTTATTTGCTGCCGGGCTTAAACTAATAGTAGATCCAATAGCCCAATTTTGACTTGTCCAAGTTAAAAATTCTTTAGTACTGGTAATCCAATTAGCAACAACTGAAAGATTATTATTGTATTCTTCAAATACAAATCCTTCAGATTTTAAAAATTCTCCGTATCCTTGTAAGAAGTCTGCTACTTCTTGTATAGATCCCAATACTGTGTTGTAAGCAATCTTAATTGGATTATTGTAATCCCAACCTTTTCTAACAATTACAGTTTTACCTCCTACCAGCGGTAAGTTTGGTAGCTTAACATACAAGTTGTTATCAAACGAGTTTCCGCTAGTATGCGATACTCTTACTCTATAATATGTGTCTGCATATTTTATTACTTTGCCTGCAACATAATACTGATCAGATGCCCAGTTAGCATAAATTTCGCTTATGCCACCCACTGTGATTTCTTTTCCGCTTAGGGTGTATGGATAAACTGTAAAGTATTGATCGTTATAATTGTAACCTTTTATTTCAAATCCAGTTTCTACTCTTGTTACAATTACACCGCTATAGACTAGCTTCTTAACAGCACTAGAAACATTTAAATTGATATTGTAATTTTCTTCAGGAACAAATACTCCACTTGTTGCGCTAGGACTTTTACTGTCTAATAGGACTCTATATTTTTGTTTACTAGTAAATGCTCCTAAGCGAGAAGACAGCTTATTGGTTATGTTTAGCAAATCTTGTTTGAAGTTATTAACTTTAGACAAATTGTTACCAGCAATATAATCAAATATGTAATTAATTAAACCTGAAGTATACACCCTAGTAGAAGTATTATCTGTAGAAATTGTAGGTGTTTTTAAATCGCTGAGTCTAAGTCTTAGGCCTGTATCAGCATATACAAGTTGTCCATTAATATCTCTTATAATTCTACTTCTATCTAAACACTTGGCTAGTACATCTGCTGGAGACATTAATAACAGTGTCTTAATTACTGCAAAAGGATAGTAGCTAGATTTTCTCCAAGCAGATTCTATAGGTGCAATATCTCCAAATTTAAAAGCATCGCTTGCTGGATCAGTTACAATGCCAATGACAAATCTTTCTTCTAAAGGAGTACTTAACTTTCCTTGTTCATCAACTGGAAATCTATTTTCTAATATTGAACGTTCAAATTTTTTATTTCTTCTAACAGGAACACCAGGTTCTCTTATAGTACCTGTTTTTAAATCTCCCCACAATACTAAATTATCTTTTGTATAAGGAGCCGGACCATATGTTTGTGTCCACCATGAAGGTTCTACACTAAAACCTAAACACTCCCAAGGGTGTGTATGAGGTCTAGCAGTGTCTAGCATCCATGTATAGATACCTCTCCATGAGTGAGGCGTATCTGTATTGTTAGGAGCATATGAGCCAGATAAGTTATATGTAAATGCATTTAAACTATCAAAGTTGATATTTTTTGTAAAATCTAAACCAACTAACTGTAACCATTTAAAGAAAGAAGTTGAAAGAATTTCGTTGTATTCATTTATAGAATAAGCAGTTGATCTTTCATACCCGGGAATATAATCATAAATGTCAAAAATTTCAGAATTATAATTTACTTTAATGTTGTTAAAAATTCTTTTTTCTAATTCTAATATTAAATCATCTCTGTAATCATTAAACGCAACAGTTATGCTGCCGTCGTGACCTTGTATTACTTTTGTAGGAGTAACATACGTGTCGTCTATATAAATCTTAGGTTCGTATTTTGGAAATAGACCCAATTTAGTTGGCGTAGGGGGACAAAAGCATCCATCAGTAGTAACATACTCTACTGCTTCAATACTATCATTTTCTTGTAAATCTATTAAAATTTCAAAAAATTCTGTATCTCCAAAAATATAATCTCTTCCTTCAATTAGCTGTGTATCATTAAGATAGATATGCACCGCCTTGTTTGTCAAAGTGCTAAGATTAAAAATATTGCTTAAAGGATATGTTTTTATTCTACTGTCTAACACTGTGTAATTGATTATGTTAGATCCGGAATATGCCACCATGTCAGACAAATAATAAGGATTAGTTTTAGGTTTATCCTTGTTCATTAATTCTAAAATTACATCAACATGATCCCTAGTTGTTCCGCCAAAACTACTATCTGTTGCAGCTAAAATAAAAGATCTTTTAAATTTATTATAATCGTCCTTAGCTTTGTCAAGAGCTTTGATAATATTAGCTTCTTTAGAACCAAGGAAATACGAAGGTAAATTTAAAGAGCCGGAATGTTGAACAAATTTAGTTCCAAAGTGAGATACATTTCCTAAATCTTTTAAGTTACTTGTGCCAGGAAAAGATCCAACAAATTCATCAATGTTATCAATAATTGAATTAACATGGTCAACAACTTGACCTAAAGTAAATGTGTCAAGGTTATTGTTTAAAGGGTTGTTTTGAAGATTTATAGGAAATTCATAGTGCCCGTTATTGTTCTTTGACTGTTTAGCAAAACACTTTAATACAACGATGTCAGTTTCAGCAACAGGAGAAATTAATTCAACAAATTTATATGTAACGCCTGTTCCAATAGTGTAATCAAGTTTGTTTAATTTCTTTCCGTTAACATAAACTCTAACTGACAAATCTTCTAAGTTAGTTTTGTCATTGAATACATCAACATTAAAAGTATTAGATACTTTACCTGTATACGTTCTAATAACTGGCTGATAATCAGTTACTTTAGATTTGACCCAGCCGTTAACAAAAGAATATCTTTCTAAGTCTTCAGAAATTTTTAAAAATCCAGTATCATTGTTTTTATAAAATACTGCATCTTTTACTTTATACGCAAAGTTATCTTTTAAAAGATAAAAATCAAAAACAATGTCACCTATGTTATTAATGTTTTGATATGATAAAGGGAATTCTAATTCATTATCAACTACTCCGCTCGAAGATTCTTTATATCCAAAAAGTTTGTTTCCCTTAAAGCTTGATCCGTCATACTTAGAAGGGTCAGAAAATGACACTCCGGCGTTATCAAATAAATCAAATAATGGAGTTTGATTAACAGATGTTTTGATTTGACCTAGGACCCATTTAGATCCGTTGAACCAATATGTCTGTCCCTTATTTCCTATTAAGTTATTTTCTAACGGCTCAATTTGACCAAATCGTATAGCTGCGTTTTCTCCTATTTGAGGAATTAAATCAGATTCTTCAGTTAGTTGAATTTGTCTTCTTTTTCCAGAATATACTTCTAAAGAATGTGTACCAGAAACAAGTCCTAAGATTTCTGCTTGTCTAGTTAACTTAGGATCTTTAAAAAGTGCAATAGTTAATTGGTCTATTACTTGAACCCAATAGATGCTTCTATTAGTAAGTCCGGGAATAAGATCAAATTTATTTTTTAAATAAGTTACTTGACTTCCTGTAGATAAACCGTGCTCAGAAGTAAAAGCAATTGTACTTCTTGTTAGATCTACACTTGTTTCAGGATTAAAATTTAATAATCTTCCTGGAACAACAACATTTATAAAGTTAACTTTGTATGTGTTGTTCTTAACAAGGATATCTGTATCAGCATTAAAAATAATTCTCATGCCGTCTGCTAGATCAACTCCATCAACGTTGTAACCTAAACTACCTTCAACTGTACTAAAAGCATCAGTTGTAAAATTATCAATTAAGTCAACTGTTTTTTTAGCAACTGTACCAAAATTATAAAGTTTTAATCCAGAATTAAATTCAATAATTGGTCGGATAGCTCTTGCCTTTTGATCAAATTCTGGAATAGAACTGTTTACTTCTGCACTGACTTTAATAACATCAGTATGGAACCATCTATTATATTTGCTCCATGGGTTACCATCTACGCTAGAACGATTAATAGTTACATAGTCTTTATTATTAGGCCATGAACCTATTTCACTAAACGGAACTTGGTCAAAAGGAATGTCATCGAATAATAAGGTAGATTCTTTTGCATACGTAGATCTTATTTCTAATTCTTTTTCAGAAATAAGTTTAATAGATGAACCAACACCTTCAACGTACCAAAATCCATTTTCGTATTGTTCAGGAACTACTTTTCCAATAAAGTTTAATTTCATTCCGTTGCTTAGTGCCACACTGCCTATAGGGGTATTAGGAATAGAATATGTTTTCTTTCCTAATACTTCAGCAGAAATATCGATGAAAGTATTTTCTTCAATATCTAAAATATGAAAAACTCCGCCTGTATCAATAGCAGCTTCACTAACATAAAACAATACATCAGGAGCATTTAAGGGAACTTCAAATGTTAATTTTCCAACTTCTGTTCCGTTTCCGTCAACACCTTGATTATATCTATCAAGTGCTCCTTCTGATCTTTCTGTTTTAATGCTAAAAGGATGGCCTTGAGCATCTAAATCAAGTATATAAGTTTGTCCTCTAAAAAGAGTAATAGTTGGATTTCTAACTAATCCTTCAACAGGGCCTTCTGGATTAAAAAGAAATGCCACGTTGTCAACTTCGTCGACTGTTGTTACAGAGTATGTACTAACTATTTCTTGTTGTTGCCCAGCAACATTAATCGGTGTTGGTCCGAATGGCAACCAGTAATATTGTTGGAAATTAGATAATTTATCCCAATTAATATGAGGGTTCCAGCTATAAAATTCTTGTTTGTTTAATCTACTGTGATTTTTAACATTTCCATCAAACACTTCTACATGATTGATGTGATCTATGTAATCTTTATAAAAAACAGTATTGCCAAGATAGTCTTTAATAACTGCCGCTGGCTCTAGTTGATAGTCTTGTCTAGATTTATCCGCTGCATCTAAGAATACATCAGTAGATTTATTTGTTTTAGAATATTGGCGGCCAACGTATCCATTTATTTTTTTAACAGTACCAGGCTGAATTAATTGATCTAATGTAGCTTGTAAAAATTTTTTGTTACTACTAGTTCTATAAAATCTTGGCAGTAAACTAGAAGACTCTCTTTTATTATTTGAACCAGTTGGTAGACTTGGTTCATTTTGGTCTTTATCGTATGCCATTAACTTCTCCTGATACTATTAACATTTTGTGAATTTAAGATTTGTGCAGTGTTATCAATAGCGCCTGCACTATTAATCTTTGTAGCTGTAATTGCAGAAATAATTTCTATATCATCAATGCCTGCACCGTTAATAAAGATTTGATCTTTTTCTAAACGAATTTCAAATAAACTTCCAAACTTTAAATTATTTTGTTTTGGTACTATAACAAAATTAACAATGTTCGGCGACAGTTGTTTCATTACATAAGCTGACAGTTCGCTAAAATAAAAATTATCTCCAAACTCCCAATTTTCTAAATTAAAAAATTCTGTTATAGCAGATAACACTTTAGATTTAACATCATTGTCACTTATAACTACTTCTGAATTTTTTATAACTTTAAATGTTGCTTGAACATCGGTATTGGCTTTACTTCCAAACAAAACTTTATATTTTACAGGATGATAAATTATTTCATCACTTACTGTTTTAATTTTGTTTAGATCAATAGATAGTAAGTTTGATAAATCATCTGTGCTTTGAGGCAATGGTTCTATGTTTAAAGAACCGTTAAGCCATTGCCTAAAATTAATATCATATTGTTTAGTTAATACAAATAAATCAATCAGATTAGTTAATCCAGGATCTATCCTTGATTCATAATCAGCATTATGGATATATTGGAATCTTAAATTATCTCTTCCTTGAGATACTTTGTAATCTAAAGAAGTATGTAATAATCCTGTAGTTGCATTAAACAATTTAACAGTTTTTGTATCTAAGAAATAAAAATATTGTCCGTTAGGATAATTATTTAAATTTATATCAAGCTCACTATTAAAAAATAATACTTTTCCATTATTTGACACATAGCGATAGTCTTCTTGGCCTTGACTTATTTCGTATTTTTCTTGTATTACAAATCTAGATTCAACAGGTATGCTTTCATTGTCAGGATCAACAATTTGATTAAACAATGTTGGATCGTCTACTACTCCGTCGTCATCTGTATCATTAAAAGTAACTTGTATTTTTTTAGTATCAACGTATCCGTCAAGTCCAACAAACTGATCAGTAATTTCCCAATCTTTATCAAAGTTAAAAGAATAGTTAGATCCAGGAATAGAATTAATGTTTAAAATTTTAATTTTATCTTTTACTGTTTGATTATTTCTCACATCATAAACTTTATCGCTTGAATCAAAGAAGAATCGAACTTGTTTATCACTTTCAAAAATAAATCTTTCTAAGCGACTTGCTACTGTATAAAACTCAGTATCTGAAGTAAACAACACAAGCCAACTAGAGTCAACATTTTGATTTGTAGCATCACCTTGTCGACCTAAGTTGAAATTATCTATAACATTCAAATTAGTTTCAGTAATAATTTTCCATGTACGAGAGTCTATATCATATCTTAGACCAAATGCTTTATTACCAAAAATTAAATCTATCATCGAAGCAATTGTAGTGCTTTCTAAGACATCTCTCCAAGCAGGAATAATTTCAGTTAGTTTTGGAGCAAGAGTCAAAACATTGTTATATGGATCAGGAATTATGTCATTTAAAACAATAGGACCTGCACCAGTAATTAAAATACCTGTGCCTCCGTTAGTGCCGTCGCCGGCAACAGAAATAACTTTAGTCCATAAAGTAGTAGCTGCATTAGGAATAGCTTCTATTAATTTTCCATTAAGTGGAGTAATTTTATTAGACTTATTCTTATCAAAATAATAACCTGTTGGCGCATCAAACTTAACCAATGCTCCTAGAGTAAAATATTTTAACAGTGTACTAGAAAACGTACCTACTTTTAAAATAAGGTTGTTTACATCTTGTAGATACCCAGTAACTTGATTAGTGTCAATTGTTCTGTTGTACCAATATGCGCCAATTAGCTCTGCTGGAATTTTTGCAAAGTTATTATAATAAAAGTTTCTTAAATTTTTAGAACTTAGCAAAGGAAATATTTGATTATAGATAACTGCTTCAATTTCTGTTCTAGACCTAAACTTAAATCTAAAACTGTCTTGGTAAGTTTCTTTATACAATGCTCCGTCGTCAGCAAACAAATTTGTCTTGCTGTATTTTCCTGTTGGATCTACAAGATCAAAATAACGGCTAATGCCGCTGCTTGTTCTATTGATTGCTTTAATTTTAACAATTTCTTGATTAACGCTTAACGGACTAATGTTGTAATCTTCAGCAGTAATCATTCTATTTTGTGTATAGTATGTAGCAGGTGCTCTAGATTTTATACTAGCATTTTCTTCTGCAGGACTACTATTTGTAACAGAACTTTGTAAACTTAGACTTACTGTCAATCTTTCTTGCTGACCTAAATTGCTAGTGTAAGGAATATCAATAGTAACATTTCTAACATCTCTAGGATTAACTGTATAACGAAGTCCGTTACTTACTCTATAATAAACACGGAATGTTCCTTGAGGTAAATTACCAAATACTCCATCACTAAAGATTAAACTAGCTTGGTCGTCAGTACGTGTTACAACTCCATAGAAATTTTTAATAGACTTGTTTAAACTATTATAGATAACGTTGTTGCCTTCAAAGTTAGGAACTTGTGTCCAATACTCTGATTCTGCTCCATTTTTATCTAGTCTATATAACCAAATATCACTGTTGTTGATGTTAACTGCATCAATGTCTACAGTTTCATCTGTACTAGGTTGTGTGATGTTAAATCTTCCTTGAGCAACAGTACCTTGCTTAAAGTGTAGGAAGAAACCTGTGTTTCCGCTGCCGTTACCTTTGCCGTCATCTCTATATAAGAAAGCCAGCTGGTTTCCAATTTTAGGAGGTTCTTCAACTATAGCATTGCCGTTTTCAAACGCTGTAGAGACTATTTCAAAATCCATTGATCTTCCGTCAATAGTTTTATTAAACTTAAAAATAGGAAGTGCAGTAGACAACGTTTGAAATCTATATTGCTCTGTTGGAATACCTAATACAAAATCTTTATCGTCAGGATTTCCAAATTTTCTTAATTCAGGAAGTGCAGAGTTAATAACACGAATAAACTGATCGTACCAGTCGCTGTTGGAGGGGTCGTTCCAACCAATAACTTGGCCTGTTAGATTACGTCCGTTACTATCTAAAATATTTTCAGTAGTAGTAACTGTGTTAAATTTTAGTAGGCCGCTTGCAGGAATATTTCTTTTAACTTTGTAGCTTAATAATCGAGCTAAACGTAGTACACTTTCACGACGTTCTGCTAAATCTAAGAAGTTTTCACGAGAATTTAAATCAACTCGAAATGCAAAACTTTGTCCTAAAAAGGCAATAAGATCAATAAGAGCCAAGTATTCGCTTGACTCAATATAATCGTTAAAATCTTCTGGATAGTTTTCTCTAATGTAGTTAATCATCACGCGGCGAAGGTTTTCAAAGTCGTAACTTTGAAAATCGGCGTTTTGAAAGCTCTGGTAAATTCTTTTCCAGTCTTCTGCTACTAGTAATCTATTTTGTCTATCGGTTGCTGACATATCTGCGTCCCATTATACAGATATTTATTGAAATTTATAATGTGAGTGTTTAATTGCTAACTAGGCCGTTAGCTTGGTCAAACTTAAATCTAATAGATTCTTGTATGTTGTAGGGCAAATATGTTAACTTGCACTCTATTTGTAAACCGCTTTCATACTGTGTGATAACAACTGTATCAGAAGTAATTCTAGGATCGTAATTAATAATGGCCTCAACGTCTTCAACAATAGCTTGTTTAGATTCTTCTGTTAAAGGTTCAAAAATATAGTCCCATATAACAGTGCCAAATAAAGGATTTTCAAGTCTTTCTCCTTGACGAACATGAAAATGATTTATAAGATCTTGTTTGATTAAAGCAAAATCATACAGACTAAAACTTTTACTATCGTTGCTAACTGTGCTAAAACCTTTATATGTTTTAGACATAGGAGCATTAGGTCTTCCGCTAGGACCTTTTAATACAATCTTATCGTATAATTTTTGGCTTGCTGTCATAATAATATTTAACCTTATTCGTCGGCGCCGCTTACCTTGGCAAACGTATCTGTAGCAGTAGAATATTTAGACCAAGCTGGCGCAGGTTCACTTAGTGTTTTTGTTTCTAAGTCTGAATATGCTCCGTCAGTTTGATTCACAGTATTAGTTCTACCGTCTAAATCTCTATCAAGTTTTTCTCGTTTAAACATTTTTGGATCAAGATTCTCATGGTGAGGCCATGGCTCATGTGTAGGAACTCTACGCAATATAGAATCAATCTCAGGATTTCCTATTTCATTAGGAAGAATATTTACTTTAAGCTTTGGCGGTAAAACTGCCAACGCTGCTTCTGCAGGTGCTGCTGCACCGGCGGCACTTGCGGCGCCTGGCCCGTTCATATGAATAACTCCGGCGGATTCAATATGACTTCCTCCAGATTTAATATTAGTAGACCCGCTTGCTGTAAAATTATTACTGCCCGTTGTTAATAAGTTAAAAGAGCCGCCTACTTTAATTTTTGTTGTTCCATTTATAGACGAATCTAAACTGCCTTTTACTAAAGATTTTGAGCTACCGTTAGTTACAGAATCCGTACTGCCTTTTGTAAGAGTTTTATAGTCGGCATCGTTTTGAATGTCAATGTTACCTACAACATGTTTTGTTAACTTTGCTCCTAGAGTTATGTTAACGTCTTGTTTAATGTGTAGATTTTGTCTGCCGTCTACTATTAAAACTTGATCTTTAGTCACTTCAGTTTGCATACTTCCGCCAACTTTAAGATTGAAGTTGCGTTTTGCTTCTAGATTAATATCTCTATCAGCTAAAACATTAAAATCTGTTTTTGTATGCATAGTGATAGAGTCTTCAGTGTAGATGTCCATTTTTCCATCACTGGTTAATTCGATCCAAGCTGTTCCTCTAGCGTTTCCAATATAGATTAAATCTTCACTGTTATGCAATAATATTTGATGTCCTGTTCTAGTACGAATACGAATTAATTCGTTATGCGGTATTTCTTTTTGACCGTCAGTTTCGCCTTGTTCAACCGCAGCATATTCTGGAGGGCCGTCAGTTGCAGTTGTTTTGCGAATAAACTTATCGTCACCGTCGTCCATTACAAAACTAGATCCGCCTAATCTGCTTACATACGCTTGATCAATAGGGCTTTCTTTTTTACCTATTTTTCCCCTTTTACCTTTTTTATCAATAGGACCAGGAGTGCTTATACCAAAAACTGCACTAGGAATTTCTCTACGAGCACTAGAAGTAGTAATGCCTCTGATATCATCTTGTAATAATCCTTGGGTATCTAGCGTGCCTTCAAACGGAGTTGCTGGTTTTTTAAATTTTGTTGGGTCTACGCTGCTGTCATTTTTAATTTTATTGTACTCAGCAACCGGCACTCTAGCTTTATCAGTTTCTTTACTTGTAGCAAAACTTGTTGCAGCATAGCCTGGCATCATAAAGTTCATATATTGATCTTGAGCACAACCTATCCAATATCCTTTTCTAGGATCTCCGTCAATAAAGATAACAACAACAATACCGCCAATGTCAGGCGGTATCATCCACATTCCATAACTTTTTTGTGTGTTGTTATAATCTTCATCACCTTCATCAATATGCCTAATACTAGTTTGTCCTGCAAACGGACTTAGATATTTTACTTGATGCAATTGACCTGTTGAGTCTGTGTCGTTGCCAGACTCGTGCATTAGTTGCACTTCTAGAGTGCCCATGTATGTAGGATCTAAATGACTTACAATTTTTGCAAGGTACGGTCCTGGACTCGGAAGCGAGTAATTCGTGCCTTTTCTTTCTTCGATAGCCATTTATTAGGCTCCTTTGCTGAATTCTTGGTTTAATGGCGATTCCGTTGCAATTGGACCGCCTTCTCTATTTGTAGATTCTTGGTTTCTTCTTCTTACAAGATTTAAAGTTTGAGAAAATTTTCCTTTAGAAAAATTATTCTCTAATGTAAGAACTTGATACAATCCGCTAAATGCTTTTAATAATTCAGTGCCTGACGGAAATTCGTATAGTCCATTAGGTTTTCCATTGTCAACTGGCACTCTAAAGTTTATAATGACATCAACTTCTCCGCTTTGGTAATCCATAGAGCCATCTGAATTCATATTCATGTATTCTGTTTGTTTTGCAGAATAGTTTCCAAACCCGCTGTCTGCCAAATAATAAGGATCTCCGATGATTGTTAAATCAAGTTCTAATATATCTGACTGTGATGTTACTGCTTCCATAAACTGTCTAGCTGCACGAGATTTAAAATCTTCTAAAGCGCCGCCGCCTCGATTTGCTAAAGGAGTTTTTATTCCTGTAGCAAGAAGTTTATTAGGTAATTCTACTTTAGACAAATCTTCATTCTTTAAAACAAACTCTTTAGTTGCAGGAGCAGTACCTACTGCTGTACTAGATTGAGCACCAATAGCAGCGTCGCCGCCAGTTAAATTTCTATCAGCACTCATAGCAGTATAAAAACCTGCTTTAAATTGTAAATCAAAATCTAGTACATCAACGTTTTTGCCAGTATAGATATAGTTGTATTCTTTTAGTGCTTGACGTTTTAGATTAGTCTTACCTTTAAGACTAGTACCAGGCGCACTTAATTTAGATACGTGAACTTTGTAAGGTATAACCCTATATCGAATATTCTTAGGATATGTACCGGATGAGTTAACTTGATTATCTACTTGTATAACCCTTGCTTCAATTCTCCACCAATCTACCATACCGTTTTCATCAACTGTTTCAAGTGCAGCACGACCATATTCACTCATTAAAATAACTTGGTTAATAACGTTGATGATATCACTGCCTTGTGCAAACTTAAATTCTGTTTTCTGGGGATCAATAACTGATTTACTTCTTTTAAAAGTTCCACTAGCTGCATCGTACACACTGATTTCTTGACCAAAAGGTTGCATACCCATACGCTTAGTATCAAATCCCATACTGGCTAACGCAATTTTATTGAACCCGCCGTCTTGATCAGGAGACTCGGGAAAATCTATTGAATATGTATCTGCGGCGTTGTCATCTCCTGACTTTTGAATAATTTCTGCTGCTCTAGCATTTAAAACATTTTCAAGCGTTTTGTTTGCATCAGGTCCTGCTGCTCCGCCTTTTAACATTTCTAAAACTGTTTTACCTACAATAGCTACATCAGTTTTAAGCTCTGCATGAACAGTTGTAAATGCTTTATCAGTCCAAGGATATGCTTCTATTTGATAAACTGAACCAGCTGCTGTAACTTTCATATCAAGCGTTTGAATACGCATTGGAATGTATTTTGTTGTGTTAGGAATTTTTATGTTTTGTTCATTAGGAGTCTTGTGTCCATAAAATTCAATTGTTAGTAACAAAGGAACTTCTGTGTAATTGGTGTTCCCATTTTCTAAAGCTGCAATCTGCAATACTTGGAAAAGCATTCCCATACTGTAAGGTTCAGTAACTTTAAAACTTATAGAAGTTGCATTTGTATTTCCGCCTGCGGCTTTGAATCCAACAGCAGAAGCAAGACGTAAATCATCCATATAGAAATCATACTTGCCTGAAGGATTAACAGCAGTAGTATAAACTGTAGATACTCGATTATCAGGTTGTCCGCTAGCACTTCTTAAAATAATTTTTTTATCACTTAGACTTTGTTTTCTATAATCAGAACCGTTGATGTCATTGTTTGACATAACTGATAAAGTAAAGACATAGTTATACAAAGCATAATCATGAAGAACATTAATAAATGGAGGTGATCCTGAAACAGGAGCTGCTGATTTTGGTGCTGATGATCCGGCGCCTTCGCTTGTTACTTTTGTCGTAGCCATATTTTATAAACCTAAAGAAGCAAATAAATTTTCTTTTCTTGGAAGGTATAATTCAACTCCTGGAACAAAGTCAAAGATAGGATCTTTAATTCTGTCCATATTACGTTGAGCAAAAACCCACCACAACTTAGGAGTACCGTAAAGTGCCTGTGATGCAAGATCCGGCCTGTGTATAAAAGGAGTAGTAATAGTCCACCTGTCGTCATCAGGATCGGCTGCTATAGGACGAATTGCTAATAAATCAAGATAGTCTTCAGTTATTGGAGTAGTAAACCAAGGACTGGTTGAACTGTACAATGCCATTATACATAACCTCCAGTTTTAACATAGCCGCCACTAACAAATTTTGTTAAGCTAAATTGTCTAGCTGCTTCTCTACTATAAACAGGTTGTAGTTGCAAAGTTAATGTGCTTTTTGTAGGAACTCTAGAAGTTTTAGCACTACCTAACAGTCCTCCTATAGCACTGCCTACTGCACCTCCAAGTGCTCCTGCAACTGATCCTAACACACTATCATCAGCAGGAATATAATCTGCATCTGAAGGTAGATCCATGCTAAAACTTTTTACTACCACAGGAAGATTATTAAATACATGCTCTCCATATGCATTGAATTTTAATATGGGAGGAGGATTGCCGGCATCTGCATCTGTTCCTGCAAACATTTTTGTAGCAGATCTTAAAAAATGCAGAGTCGCAACCCAATAAAGTGCTTGCTGTCCGTCTTCAACGTTGAAAGGACCTGACACTGTAATAGTATCTGCTCTAGAGTTTTCATAAGCAATAAATTGATAGTTTTGGTGAGTTACTGCAACATCACTATAGTTTGCTGTATGACTTAATTGAATAGTAGGAGTATAGGGAAATATCAATCCGCCAACGTCTCTCAAAGGTTTTAGAACTGTGCTATCATTAAATCCTTTAATATCAGGAATGCTAAGTCTAACACGCCAGTCTTTTGATGAGTCCGATGGGCCAAAAATTGCAGCGATTCCTCCAGAAATCAAACTAGCTGGGTTAAGGGATGGCAATTCAATTTTGGGTAGCATTATATATCTCCATTTATCCATTATTTAGTTGACAAAATAAACTGCATATATTATAATGCGCTAACCCCTTGGAGTAATATGAAAGTTAACTATTTAAATAACAAAGATCTACTAGAAGAAATTCACAAAAGCAAAAACACATTCTGTTCGTTTAACGATCCGTCTTATCACCAATATGATATTATCTTGCCCAATGTTGATAAAATCAACATTAGAACTATTGCAGAAGCTAAAAGAAATAAAGCCAAGCGATTAGGGGATCAAGAATATGCAAGACGTAAAGCTGCCGGCGAAAAAGTTAAGCAAGCAGAGTGCGAAGTAGATTATAAAAAAATCACAAAACAAGAACTAGTGTTTAGAATCATGACATTCGATCATATTCCGCTAAATGGCACTAGAAAAAAGAATCCCAAAAGTGTAGCTGATCATAGAGATAAAGTAAATTTTCCTCCATTCCAACATTTTAAGTTTAACGATCAAGATATTTTAGAATGTGTTGGAAAAAGTCACTGGAAGGGTCCGTTAGATACTGGTAAATTTAATAAAGATCACGGACAGATTACAAATACACTAGCACGGATGTATATCAAACTGTGCGAGCGTTATGCTACTAGGGGTAACGTTAGAGGTTACACTTACAACGACGAAATGAAGGGGCAGGCTATTTTACAACTTGCCCAAATTGGTCTACAGTTTGACGAGTCAAAGTCTAATAATCCGTTTGCTTACTTTACAGCCGCTGTAACTAATAGCTTTGTTCGTATTATTAACTTGGAAAAACGCAATCAAAACATTCGAGATGATCTGCTTGAAATTAATGGTATGAATCCTAGCTACACTAGAACTAGCGACGGCGATCATGCTAACGCTATGAAAAGATTTGATGCCGAAACCGAGTGACTTTCAGTTTACAATACGTTATACTGTGTCAGTAAGGATATTATCTTGAGTAATTTATTTAAAAAAACAGCCTGTTTTACTGACATTCATTTCGGATTGAAGTCAAACAGTCAAGTACACAACCAAGACTGCAACGATTTTGTAGATTGGTACATTGCAGAAGCCAAGAAAGAAGGGTGCGATACAGGCATCTTTCTTGGCGACTGGCATCACAACCGAAACAGTTTGAACATTACTACAATGGATCACAGCTTGAGGGCTTTGGAAAAATTAGGTGCTGCCTTTGATCAGTTCTTTTTCTTTCCTGGCAATCATGATTTGTACTACAAAGACAAACGTGATATTCACTCAGTAGAGTTTGGCAAGTATATTCCCGGCGTTACTATTGTACACAAGCCTATGACAATAGGTGATGTTACTATGTGCCCATGGTTAGTAGGCGATGAGTGGAAAACTATCGGCAAGAAAGGTGGCAAATATATATTTGGTCACTTTGAACTGCCCAGCTTCTTTATGAATGCCATGGTGCAAATGCCGGATCATGGTGAAATTCAATTAGACAGCTTTAAAGGTTACGAACTAGGCTTTAGCGGACACTTTCACAAACGTCAAGTTAAACAGAACATGCACTACATTGGCAATGCATTTCCCCATAACTATGCAGATGCATGGGATGATGACCGCGGCATGATGATATTAGAATGGGGCAAACAACCTGTTTACAAAACTTGGCTAGATGCTCCTAAGTTTAGAACTGTAAAGCTCAGCAAGTTGATCGACGAAGCTGATGATTTATTGTTGAGTAAGATGCATCTTCGTGTAGGACTTGACATTGATATCAGTTACGAAGAAGCTAGCTTTATCAAAGAAAAGTTTATTGCCGACTACGACATTAGAGAACTTACACTGATTCCTGAAAAGAAAGAAGTTGAGATCAATACTACTATTGATATTCAAACTTTTGAATCAGTAGATCAAATTGTATCCAATCAATTGGTCAATATTGAAAGCGACACTTACGATAACAAAGTGTTGTTGAGCATTTATAACAGCCTATGACTATAAAAATTAAAGAATTAACCGTTAAGAACTTTATGAGCGTGGGTAATCAAACCCAGGCTGTGGACTTTTGTAAAGAAAACTTAACATTAGTGTTAGGTGAAAACTTAGATCAAGGCGGAGATGACAGCGGCAGTCGCAACGGTACAGGTAAAACAACTATTGTCAATGCCTTAAGCTTTGCATTGTTTGGCACTGCACTGACTAACATTAAAAAAGACAACCTTATTAATAAAATTAACAATAAGGGCATGTTGGTTACACTGAGTTTTGACAAAGACGGCAACAAATATAAGATCGAACGTGGTCGTAAGCCCACTGTTATGAAGTTTTATGTCAATGATCAAGAACAAGCTGCCAACGACAACGATGACAGTCAAGGTGACATGCGTGAAACGCAAAAGGATATTCACGAATTGTTGGGCATGACACATGATATGTTCAAACATATTGTAGCCTTGAACACTTATACTGAACCGTTCTTGAGCATGAAAGCCAATGAACAGAGAGAAATCATTGAGCAGTTGTTGGGCATTACCTTGCTAAGTGAGAAAGCCGAAGCTCTCAAAGAACGAGTTAGAGAAACTAAAGAAGCAATCATACAAGAAACTTCAAACATTGAAGCAACTAAACGTAGCAACGACAAAATTCAAATCAGTATCGACAGTTTGATTACAAGGCAACGTGCTTGGAACAAACAACGAGATCTAGATTTAGAAAAGATTGCCGGCAGTATTGCAGAATTACAACAAGTTGACATTGAAAAAGAATTAGAGCAACATGCTAAACTAAAAACATACGACGAGTTGGCTGCAAGAATTAAAAGTCTAAGCAAAGAAAAAGCAACTCTTGAAAATGCACTAGGGCAAGCTGATAGGTCTGTTGCAAAATATCAAAAAGAAGTTGAACAGCTTAAAGATAACAAGTGTCCTGCTTGTGAACAAGACTTGCACGATCACAAACACGACGAATTAAAAGCTCGTGCTGACAAAAATTTAGAAGAATCAGGCGTATATCTTTCTAAAGTCACTCATGACTTGAGTAAAGTTGTAGGCGAGTTAGATAAAATAGGCGACATTAACGGACGCCCAAAGGTATATTATGAAACTCTCGAGGAAGCTCTACGGCATCAAAACAATTTGGCTACGCTTGAAAGTGCGTTGGTGGCTAAGGCGGGCGAACAGGATCCTTACCAAGAACAAATTGAAGAACTCCAACAAACTGCACTCCAAGATGTAAACTGGGATGCTGTTAATAATTTGAACACACTCAAAGACCATCAAGAGTTTTTGTTAAAATTGTTGACAAACAAAGACAGTTTTATTCGTAAAAAGATTATTGATCAGAACTTAGCTTACTTAAACAACAGGCTAACTTATTATCTTGACAAGATGGGCTTGCCTCATACTGTTACATTCTTAAACGACTTAACTGTTGAGATTATGCAGTTAGGTCAAGACTTAGACTTTGACAACTTGTCACGTGGTGAACGCAACAGATTGATTTTAGGATTGAGCTGGGCATTCCGTGATGTATGGGAAAGTTTATATCAAAGTATCAACTTGTTGTTCATTGACGAATTAATCGACAACGGTTTAGATGCTAACGGTGTTGAAAATGCACTGAGTGTACTTAAGAAGATGGGCAGAGAACGCAAGAAAAACATTTATCTAATCAGTCACAAGGATGAATTGATTGGGCGTGTTAACAATGTTCTCAAAGTTATTAAAGAAAATGGTTTTACCAGCTACGCTAATGATCTTGAAATTGAAGAATGAGTACAAACGATAACCATCGTCAACTATTACAACTAGTTCACGAATACGTCAAGTTGAATCTTAGTTTAGAACTTAAACCTACACTAGACAAAACTATTGAAGTTCGAAAAGTTCTTTCGGACATTAGACGTTGTGCTTCTACACGCCGTGAAGAAGTAATGGAAGTACAACGAGAAAGACGAGCATACTTAGACACATTAAAAGGCAACTCAGATTTAACAGAGGCACAAGACCAAGACGACTAACTAAGTGCATGTCATGGTATTATCAAAACGCAATAGTTGAAACTCTTCCAGAAGAATGTATAGGTTTCGTCTATTGTATCACTAATAACATCACTGGTCGCAAATATATAGGCAAAAAATTAGCTAAATTCTCTAAAACCACTTATAAAACAGTAAAACTCAAAAACGGCAACAAGAAGAAAAAGAAGATTCGTTCTAAAATTGATTCTGATTGGCGTGAATACTATGGCTCAAGCGATCATTTAACAAAAGATATAGAAACTCTAGGCGCAGACAATTTCACAAGAGAAATACTTTACTACTGCAACTCAAAGGCTGAATGCTCTTACATAGAGGCAAGAGAACAATTTACAAGACGTGTTCTCGAAAGTGACGACTACTACAACGGACACATTGCTGTTCGTGTACACGGAAGTCATATCAAAGGCAAACAACTAAACGGTTAA